CAGATGTTTCAGCCATCTTAGCCTTGGTCTCATCGATGATCGCTTCAGTCTTCTTGATTGTTGCAACCTTGCTCATCTCTTCTCTAGATGCTCGTTTACCTTTAGTGGCATATCCAGCGTTAGCCAGCGCACGACCAATAGCAGACGTCTCGCAGTTTTCAAGCGCAGAAGTAGCATTAACGCCTCGACCTTGAATGGTCTCTTCAGCCAGTCCTGTTGTCCATGGCCTAAGATCAGCTTCTGTTCTGTAAATCGATGCCTTAACAATAAATCTATTAGTTGAGTGTTCCAAGAGTTCTGTGTGTATTTGTCCATCTGGATTATCCTCCCAAAAAGATTTTGCATCTGCCTTGTAACCTAGTCGCTTTTCGACTGGCTCATAATCTTCTAGATTAAACATATAACTCGTTCTCCTCTGTGTGTATTTGTCCTGCTATTGCAAGATAGGCAGCAGCGTCGATGTATGTATCGACTTTTGCAGACTCCATACTTCGTGCAAGTTTGACCAGTGCCATGCATGATGCCACTTGATAGTCAGTAATAGGCATTTCGAGGAATGCACTCCATAGTCGTGCTGTTCGCTGCATATTGTCTGACGGGTGACCGTAGTCCATTCCACGATCTTGAATGATTGCTTTTGCTGCTGTAAGGAAATCACCTGCGTTCACACTCTCACCTTGTCTCTTGATTCGTAGTAATCACGGACGGCTTTACGTCCCTTGAGATAACCTACTCGATGGCCAGCGATGCGGCCAAGGTGGAAATATACCGCAGCTAGTAAAATCATTACTAAGGCATCGCCCATTGATGGATCGAACATCTTTGCTCCCTCGTCGGTTGGTTGGCCCGACGAGATAAGAATGCCAGATCGCTAGGCTAGGTCAATAAGATTTTGATAACGAAACGGTAACAATTCTGAGTCATCCATGTGGTCATCGATGTCCCGATCTAGGTCGTTATCTAGGTCGTCCATAGCGACGCCCGTGGACTACGAAAGTCCCATCCTTCTCAAGGTTGATAATGCTGACTTGACTCCCTTTAGCATCCTCTTCAACGATGATAAACGCCTGCTGCCAGTTCATTTGGCCTTTGGTATAGGTCGCCATTCGCGTATCCATAAGGTGTCCGCTTTCATATCCTCTAATGATCCGACTTATCTTGCCACCAGAAGACTCAGAAAATTGCGAGAAACCAGCGCGATGCGTGTGACCGCAGATTGTCGAAATACCCGCCCTGCGGGCGCTCTCCAAGGCGGTAAGACCGGGCGTGGGCTTAACACTACCTTCGTCCCCATGGACGGCTATAAGCCTCTTAGCGACCTCGTAGGGCTTCTTGTGATAGGTAATGCCTAATTCATCAAGTTTCATGAACTTCTCGAACTTCAATTCAGGTAAAGACATGAAGGCAGGTATCTTATTCATTATGACGTTGAACAAACGATCAGTGTGGTTTGACCTAATCATGTGCTGTTCCTTGGCATATTCACCTAACCGCCAGAGAATATCGACAGTCATGTCTCGGTTCTCAGCTAGTGTTTGTTCGTACCAGCCTGGCTTTCCTTCGCTCCAACGTCCGATTTCTGTAAAGTCTGCTTCATCTCCCAGTGTAAGGACGCTATCGGGGCGGTAAGCCTTAATAAAAGATATAACATTATTGACGCTTACCGAATCGTGCAGGGGCACTTGAAGATCGGGCACTACTACTGTTCGGCGCATGGCCATGGTTAGTCCTCATCGTCGTCTTCGTAAGGTATGCGATCCACTCGGTCGGGGATCGATGGCATAAGCCAGTCAGGGTAAGCATCTCGGTCAGTAATAATTGCCAGACATAGATCAACGGCAAAACCTGCTCGCCTGAGACTCTTATAGAACTCATGCATACAGATAGCGTATTGATCGAGCTGTGAGTAAGTATCGAGATCGATGACTTTCTTTCGTGCCATGGTAAAAATTATCGCTCTAAGAGGATGTTATAAATCTCATCGACACGCGCATGGAGCGCTTTAATTTCATTAAGTAGATGAGTAATTACGAACCCTGCAAGGCCACCGATCACGGCTAGGCTGGCAAAGTAAAAGGTCATCATGTCTCCAGCGTTCACTTTTTAGGGCTCGCATATCCAAAGACTCCAGCAACGACTGAGCCAAGGATGGCGCGATAGTCGAGTGCGAAGTTAGAGGTTGTACCCCAGACGGCCAAGAACGCTCCGATTGAGATTACTACTGGGTGCTTCATGTTCATTCTGTCTCCGTATCTGGGATGTCGAGTTCTTCAACGATGTTGTTATTTGGCTTGGTCTCGTCATAACCGCCGATGCCGTAGGTAATTAGTTTGCTCATCATGCCGCCCTTAAGAATGTAAAAATGCCAGCTGATAAAACTCCAGCACTTAAAGAAGTTGCTGTGGCAAAAGCACCCGTAACAGAAGATTGAGTATAATATGAAATTGTTGCAAATGCAGAGCTGAATGGTTGGCCTGTAAATGTGCCTGCTCCATTTGAGCCTATCCCGATATAGGTATTAGTTGTAGCAGCAGTTTGTGAGTTTGCCGCTAACCAGTAAACCCCTGGAGTCAATTGCTGGCTTATTGTAATCGTATAGGAAGTGCTTAATGCCGTGGCTGATACTGTGCCAGCATCTAGTACAACGGTACTTGGCAGACCAGCCGATGAGTTGTAAATACCAAGACGCACCGAAGCAGTTCCAGAAAATGTAGTCCCAGTTCTGATCGCGATTCGGTCAAAAGTGGTTGTTACAGGAACAAAGAATGGAGTGTAATAAGTTACATTTGCGCTGGCTGAAACTGTTGCTGAGTTTACTCCAACGCCACGATAGTAATTGGTTGAAATAAATGGCAACACCATGCTATTTCCAAAATCGTAAGTAGTTTTGACCGCATTAGGAGTTGCCGCAGTTGTCGTCGATGTAGAAGATACTGAGTCGGTTAGTTGAAGAACGCCAGCCGCGGATGTTGATCCAGCAGATACGCCGATATTAGCTGAAGTTGAAGTGCCTGAATTGGTAATCGGAGCAGTAACGGCAATAACGCCAGATGGGCCTTGTGCGCCAGTGGCGCCAGTAGCGCCAGTTGCACCAGTCGCACCTGTCGCTCCAGTATCACCCTTGTCGCCCTTGTCGCCTTTAAGTCCAGTTGAACCGATTGGGCCTTGTGCGCCTTGCGCTCCGGGGTTTCCTTGAGTTCCTTGTAAACCTTGTGGGCCAGTTGGGCCTTGTGGTCCCTGTGGACCTTCTGGACCTTGTGGACCCGGTGGGCCACCTGGATCGCCTTGATCTCCCTTTTCGCCTTTAGGACCGGGGAATAGGTTATTAGAGCTGATCGTTACGCGACCCATTACTTACCACCTAACATCGGGATATTAAAGAACGAACTATCTGTATCGCCCGTCTTAGTGAAAGAAACATGGAGATGATGATTGTGCGGATTAGATCCCTTGTAAGGTCTCCAACGCCAGCCCAAGCGAGACGATGCAATTCGTCCTGCGAAGATGATGTAAGACACTCGCTTGTCTCCAGCCTTGGCCGCGAGTCGAATCTGATCTGCAATATCTGGCATGAGGTCGGGCTTGCCTGACTTATGGACATCTCGATCAACATCGATGGCTCTAACAATTCCAGTCTCTCGATCAGGATTGTGGTCACTAGGACGCGCTGAATGACGGAGATCGCCGATCCAACCATCGGAACGCCTATCACGATCAGGGAAGGAGTCATCGAACTGTTCCCTTAATTGTTGGCCAGCCTTGCATAGAATAGGTTTCATTATCCGAAGATCGCCTGTGCTTCTTCTGCTGTAATACCTAAACGCTCTAGAATTGCGATTTTAGTTGTTGCCTTTGACGCTGTTGCATCTTCTAGGGTTTTGAGAGCTGATGCGCTTGCCTGATGGGCTTTGATCTCAGGCGTGGTCATTTCGCGATCGATGATCTCGCCTGTCTCGACGTTGTGGATTCTAATCATTGGCTTAGGCATTATTTGACTCCATAGACTAGGACTGTTCCAGCAGTAAAACTTCCTACAGTTGTTTTAAGTTGGATTGAAGAAAGAGCTGAACTGGTGACGTAGTTGCATGTTGCGTTAGCCGCAGCAATTAAGTTTGATGATGATTGGAAGGCAGATGCAGAAGTG